TTAACTTGGACGCGTGGAATCTGGCGCCGGCGGTGTTTCGGCGGGGCATTCGAACGTGAATTCGTATTGCGGTTGAGCCAAGAGATAGCCACTCGTGATCTTGCAATCAGCCCTACCGGTGTCGGCGAGATATTGTTCAGCAGCCGCCTGATGACGCTGTTCTGCGGGCGCCACTTGCGCCAGGCCGAGAGTGGCGCCCTGGGCGACGCCGGCACCAAACGCCGTGCCCAGGCTCGGCGTGGTCATGATGGATTTCTCGGACGGATGTTCGAAGATCCGATAGGTATCATCCGGCATTGCGACCTTGATCGCTGTCACCCTGTACTCCATCGCACGGCTCATCGCGCCCGACGTGGCGCATCCCGCCAACCCGACACAAAGCACAATTGACAAAATCCTACGCAAGGCAGCCTCCCCTGGTTTCCAACATCATCTCAATGGTCCTCCGGCCCAGACGACGCGGGCGTGGACCTGCATCTTCTCGTCGGCGTATTCCCTGTCGACGCGCTCCGGCTCGTAGCGCTCATTGTCCGACCGGATCATGATCGAACCATCGAGCATGATCTGCAGTCTCTTCACGAACAGGTTGCCATCGATCGTGATGACGAAGACGCCCCCATTGGCGATGTCCTGATTGCCGATATCGAAGTTGAGCAGAAGGATGTCGCCGTCACGGATGGTCGGCTCCATCGAGTCGCCCCTCGCCTCGATGATTCCTGTTCTCGTGCCTCGCGGTAAGTATCGCTCCAACCAGTTCCGTCCTACTGTGAAATAATCATCGACGTCCTGCGCCAGGACTATCGCGCCGCCGCCTGCGGACGCCTGAACCGCATATCGCGGAATAGCCACCATCCCAGTTGAAATCGACGGCACACTTCCCTGGGATTGGTATTGAGTGCGCTCTTCATCCAAACCGCGCAGCCAATCGACCGAGACTCCAAATGCGTCGGCGATTTTCCCTGCATTGTCGAGGCCCGGCACCTTCCCTTCGAGATAGCCCCTGAGCGTCGTGTATTTGATCCCACAACGGCGTGCAAAGGCGGCGTCAGACATGCCGTCCCTCAGCTGCTGAAGTCGTCCAGCAAAGTCGCTCATTCATAACCGAAAAACCCTAAAGGGTAATTTTCGAACCCTTTAGGGTTGACGAAAATACTCTATTGGGTAATTCTCCCATTCCGATGGGCTATAGCCCGTTGAAAAAAGGAGGCTCTGCAAAGCCTCCCGGTTCGTGACCAGGAGCCACTATGGACTCGAAGAAGCCGAGCGCCAAGAGCGGAGCGAAGCCCGCCATCGACAAGCGCATCGAACAGGCCGCCCGCATCAAGGCGCGCCTCTATGAAGCCGGTTATCTGCTCGCCGATGTCGAGCGCGAATACCGGCTCCCCAGGGGAACGGTGAGCGACACGTTGCGCGCGCCGAACCTCAAGGGGGAGCGGGCGATCGCCGCAGCTCTCGGAACCAGACCGCATCTGCTGTGGCGTGACCGCTATCACGCTTCCGGTCTGCGGAAATCGCCCCAGGATCATTCCCGTCCGCCGACGATGGCGCAACGTCGAAAAGAAGCGGAGGCGCGGACATGACGCGCCTCCATTCGACCGATCATTTCAGAGTGCGCCAGGACAGCCCGCGCCCGGAGCCGATGGTCTATGCGATCGTTGCGATCTGCGTCGTCGCCTGTGTGGCAGCCTCTGTATCGTTCTGGCAGCAGGGCAAGTCTTCGAGACTGCCGGCATCGGGCAACAGCTCGATCATCATGCTCTCCGACAACGGGAGCGTTTCGCAATGACCGAGCCGTTTCCGCTGCTCTTCCAGGCGCTCGCCCAATCGACCGCGAAACCGGAGCCGGAACGGCCGTTCGATTTCACGCTCGTCGGTCGTGGCGCGGTCATGCCGCTGTTCGAAGCGAGCGTGAGAGGCGTTCAAAGCCGTTTTCCGCATCTTTCGGAGGCGGACATCGTCGCGCCGCCGCACCATTGGTTCGATGCGGCACTGGCGCGACAGATCGCACTGCACCTGCTGATCGAACATTTCGACATCCCCAAGCGCGCCGTAGCCGAAGAGCTGGAGCGGTCGCGGGACGCGGTCAATCGGGCGCTCCGGACGATCGACGAGCGCCTGCAATACCCAGAATTCCAGGACGCCTACGAGGCGATGGCCGAATGCGCCCATGCGGCGCTGGAGAATGGAGGCGACGCCGGTGAGCAAGATTGAGACCATCGCGATCTCCGACATCCATGTGCCGGAGCGGCTGCGCGAGATCGACGATGATCATGCGCTGGCCATCCAGACCTCCATCGTCGAGCACGGGCTGCTCAACCCGGTCACCGTGCGGCGGACGCCGAACGCCAAGGGCGGCAAGTTCACTCTTGTCGCGGGCGCGCACCGGCTGCGGGCGATCGAGCTGAACGAAGAGAGCGAGATCGAGGCGATCATCGTCGAGGCGGACAAGCTGACCGCCGTGCTGATGGAGATCGAGGAAAACCTGTTCCGTAACGATCTTTCGGCACTGGACCGCGCCGTCTTCGTGCAGACCTATCGCGAGGTCTGGGAGCAGAAACACGGCAAGATCACGCGCGGAGGCGACCAAAGTGTCAACTTGACACTTTGCCCCGTGGATATCCTCGAAGAGAACGCCGAGCGGGGATTTTCCGTGCATTGCGCAGACCGGCTCGGCGTCTCCAAAGCTGCCGTGATGCGAGCCAACCGGATCGCTCAAAACATCCCGGCCGAATTGAAGCGTCGGCTTCGAGGCACCGCCGTCGCCGACAATCAATCCGCCCTGCTGAAGCTCGCCAAACTCCCCGCCGAAAAGCTCGTGAACGCGGCCAAGGTCTACGACAAGGTCGAGGGCGATTTCGACAAGATGATGGACGCGCTGGGCGATGCCCCGGCGAAACAGAGCGACGCTGACAAGCTGCGGTCGCGCCTGATCGACACATGGGGCCGGATCAAGCCGAAGGATCGGATCGAGTTTGTGCGTGAGCACCGCGCCGAGATCGAGGAGGCGCTGGCGGCGCTGGATGCCGCCGAAAATCGCGGGGCAGGGGGGGGGGCGTCGTGAGCATTGATCCACGCCAAACCGACCTCGTCGACTTCCTTGCGGGAGGCCCGCGATGAGCTGGAAGGCCACCCAGGAGTTCGCCGAACGGCTGCGGACGCTCAAGTCCAGTCACGGCTGGACGATCGAGGACATGGCCGCGATGTGCGACCTGCCGAAGGGATCCATCGAGAGATATCTGGCGAGCCGCAACACCGCCGAGCCGAAGCTTGGCGCGCTTGTGAAGCTGTCCGACGGCCTCAGTGTTTCGCTCAACTGGCTAGCGCTCGGCAAGGGGCCGATCACGCTGCCGGAGAAGCGGTCATGACGGCCTGCCGCTTTCCCGCATGTGAAGCCGAGACGAGCGGGCGCGATGCCGTGTTCTGCACCGACCACCATTTCGCCTGCACGCGCGCCGAGGCGGGCTTCCTTCTTCGCATAAGCATTTCGGCACGGCGCGCAGAAACGCCGGCCGACCGCGAACACCTGCGCGAGCAGCTCAATGGCTACGTCGCCCAGACCGTTCGCAACATTCAGGAACGACAGGTCAAAGGGGCTTCAAGTGTTGCGTAATCCTCCTCACGCCGGCCAGGGCGATCTTTTCGCCAAGGCCGTTTTCGAAAGCCGCGAGCCGGCAGCGGTTTTCGATGCCGACCGGTTCCGGCTGCGCATCAAGAGCGCGATGTCAGCTGCGATCACGGGCCGGAACCTCGATCGTCACGCGATCGCCTCCGAAATGGCACGGACGCTGAACGCGCCCGGCCTCTCCAAGGCGATGGTCGACGCCTACACGTCGCCGGCCAAGGACCAGGACATCACCCTCGTTCGTTTCAAAGCGCTGGTGCGCGCGATCGACGCGCCCGAGCTCTGGGACATCGCCGTCTCGGACGACGGTCTGCTGGTGCTGCGTGGCGACGAGGCACGCCTCGCCGAGATCGCACGGCTGCAGCAGGAGCAGCGGGCGATCGGAGACCGGTTGCGCAAGCTGCGCTCGGTGCCGGTGAACATCACGCGAGAGGAGCGCTGATCGATGGCGCGACAAGCCAATCACAAGAAACGGACGCGCGACCTCTGCATGTCCTGCCGGCTGCCGGACTGCGACATCTTCAATAGAGGTTGCCTTCTGCATAAAGCCGCCAATGACCTGTCGCGGCTCAGGCGCCAGAAGAAGACCATCACGCCGCTCACGCGGAGTGCCGCGATGGAATGGCACCGGCTGTGGAAGATCGAGCGTCGCGCCGATCTGAGCGAGGCGCGCGCATGAAGGAGTGGCTGACACCACGCGAGATCGCTGCGCTGTCCCGAGGCGAAGTTCCGGGTACCGAGCGGAACGTGAACCAACTCGCCAAACGCGAAGGCTGGCGAAGCCGTTCCGGGATGGCGCGCAAGGTGGCGGGTCGCGGCGGCGGATGGGAGTATCACGTCTCGCTGCTGCCGGGCGCGATGCAGGCGCGGCTGATGACGATCCACGGCGCCCCGGCGAACCAGAACACCGACACTGTCAATGAGGCCAGGAACGCCCTCTGGGAGCGCTTCGACAGCCTTTCGGGCGAACACAAGGCGACGGCGCGGAGCCGGCTCGACATCGTCGAGCATCACGAGAAGCTGCTGCGTGGCGGCATGGGCAAGACGGCCGCCATCCGGCTGACGGCAAAACGGCACGGGATCGCCGTGGCGACGCTGCAGAACTGGCTGGCGAAAATCGGCAACACCGACCGGGCCGACCGGCTCGCCGCGCTGGCGCCCGACTACAAGGGCGCCAGCGACCGGGCGGAATGCGACCCGCGCGCCTATGCGGCGCTCAAATCCGACTATCTGCGGCCCGAACGCCCGAGCTTCTCGTCCTGCTACCGCCGCATGAAGGCAGGGGCGGCAAAGCAAGGCTGGTCGCCGATCCCTTCCGAGCGGGCGCTTCGCCGCCACCTGGAAATGGACGTGCCGAAAGCGACGATCGCGCTGGCGCGCAACGGCCGCGACAAGGCTAAAGCCCTCTATCCTGCGCAGCGGCGCACGCGTGGCCATTTCCACGCCATGCAGGCGGTCAATATCGACGGCCACAAGCTCGACCTGTTCGTGCGCTGGCCCGGCCGGACCAAGCCGGTGCGCGTCTACATGATCGCGCTGCAGGATCTCTATTCCGGCAAGTTCATCGCCTGGCGGCTGTCGGAAAGCGAGAACAAGGAAACGACCCGGCTGGTGATCGGCGACATGGTCGAGCGCTACGGCATCCCCGATATGCTCTATGCCGACAACGGCCGATCGTTCGCTTCGAAGTGGATCACCGGCGGCATGCCGAACCGGTACCGGTTCAAGGTGCGGGAAGAGGAGCCGCAGGGGCTGCTGACGACGCTGGGCGTCGAGGTTCACTGGACCACACCCTATTCCGGCCAGTCGAAACCGATCGAGCGCCCGTTCCGCGACTTCGCCGACGACATCTGCAAGCATCCAATCTGCTCGGGCTGCTATACCGGCAACACGCCGGACGCCAAGCCGGAGAATTACGGCAACAGCGCGATCGACCTCGAAACGCTGCGCGCCCATGTCGACGCCTGCATCGCGGAACACAACGCGCGGCCCGGCCGCCGGGCGGAACATCTCGCCAAGCGCAGTTTCGACCAGGCATTCACCGACAGCCTCGCGGATCCATCCACCATCGTGCGCTGGCCGACCGCCGCTCAGCGGTCGCTTTGGCTGCTCGCCGCCGAGCGCATCCGCGCCTCGAAGGGCAATGGCGAGATCAGGCTGTTCGGCAACCGCTACTGGAACGAGGCGCTGACGGCCTTTGCCGGACGCGAGGTGACGGTGCGCTTCGACCCGGACGATCTGATGAAGGACCTGCGGATATACGACAGCCGCGATCGGGTGATCTGCGAAGCGCAGCTCGTCGGCGATGTCGAGTTCGACGATGTCGAAGCAGCCCGGTCACATGCCGCCAAGCGCAACCGGTTCATCCGCGCCAACCGCGAACAGCAGCGGCTGCATACCGAGCTGAGCGCCGAGGATCTGGCGCGGATCTACGCGCATGACGACCCTTCGGCGGGCTCAGGACGGCCGAGGCAGCAGAAGCCGAAGGTGACGCGCCTCGCGGTTGCTTCGACGCGCTCAGGAGGCGGTGCGGCCGCCGCCGAGGCGCATTGGGATGAAGAAGCTGAAAGGAGTTTCTCGCGGAGCCTGCGCCTGGTCGCCGGCAGCCGCGAGGATGTGTGATCGCCGGAAGGCGGTGAGCGCTTTGTGTTCAGGGTAGGCGCAAAAAAAGACGGGCCAGAAGGCCCGCTGAAGAAACGAGCCGCCGAAGCGGCCGTCAAACCAAGAAGGAGACTACATGACACCCGAACAGAGCACAAGCTGGCCGCTGCCCGACATGTCGAAAGCCCTGAATAGCGGTCCGGGACGCTCGGAAGACGACCAGGCGACGTGGAAGACCCTCGTGGTCAAGGTTCACGCGATCGCCATGCGCAATGGCTGGTCGAAGGCCGAGACCGCACGCCAGATCGGCATTCCCGATGGATCGTTTCACGGCTGGTATAATGGCAACGACAAGGGTCGCCTCGACACCCGCAACGAGAAGATTTCCGCCTGGCTGGAAGTGTATGGCGAGCGCGCGGCTCTCGCCAAGACGATCCCCACGTCGCCGCCGTTCATCAATACGGCAGTCGCTGTCGAGATCATCGACATGCTGCGCGCCGCGCAGGTCATGCCCGCCCTGGTAATGGCGACGGCCGGCGCCGGCATGGGCAAGACCACTGCCGCGAAAAACGTCCGCGACTCGGATCCGCATCGCGTCCACCTGGTGACGATCAGTCCCCACACCAAGACCGTGCATGCGATGCTGCAGGAGATCGCCGAAGAGATCGGCGTGAAGCAGCACAATCCCGGCCGGCTTGTCCGCTCGATCGGCGAGAAGCTGCGCCGGACCGGCGGCGGCACGCTGCTGATCGTCGACGAGGCGCAGAACCTGGTCGACGACGCGGTCAACCAGCTGCGCCATTTCGTCGACGTCTATGAATGCGGTGTCGGCATCCTCGGCAATACGGAGACCTATTCGCGCTTTTCGGCCGGGATTGCCGGCGGCGTCAAATATGGCCAGTTGCGTCGCCGCTTTTTCAAGCGGATGCGCCGGGACACGCCGAGCAAGGAAGATCTCGCACGCTTCATCGAGGTTTGCGGGATCTCGGAGCAAGAACAGGTGCGATTCCTGACGGGCGTCGGCATGAAGCCGGGCGCCTTCGGCCAGATCGACATGACGGTGCGGCTCGCCAAGATGCTGGCGCTCGACAAGGGCCGCGAGATCCAGCTCTCCGACCTGAAGGCCGCCTGGGAAAACCGCGACGTGGAGGGGCTGACATGAGTGCCGACACCCCGACACCCATGCCGAGCGTCGTCGCGGAAATCGAGTGGATGACCGAGGCTCTCAAGGCGGGCTTCGTTGCCGGCCAGCCGGTCGACGGCGAGCTCCTGGACACCCTCGTCGAGCACCTGCGCAACGTCCGGCAGCTGGCCGAACTCATCGAGGACGAACTCGCCGTCTCCCGGACCATCCTGTCGGAATTGCGGACGCGGGCGCGCGCCTCGGCAGCGACCCTGCATCCCGGAAAGGATACGATGCAATGAGCACCGCACAGAAACGCGCTCACCCGAGCGAGCTGACGAACAAGATCAAGGCCTTCCGCGCCCGGTTCGAGAAATACCGCGCGACCGGCATCCAGGCGAGCCCGGACGGCGTCGCCATGCTGATCGGCGAGCTGGACGATATCCTCGCCCAGGCATGGGAATTCAAGGAGGAGCTCTCCGCGCTGCGCTGGAACCGCATGGGGCGATCGGCGACGGAGCAGGACCTGATCGAAATGACGCTGGCAAACCTGGCGGACCCGGCTTCCAACGTCGTGCCGCTGTCGCGGGACAGCCTTCCGATCACCGACGGCGGCCAGTCGCTATGATCCGCTCCGCCGATATCATCCAGATCGTGTCGCTGGCGACCGGCGTCGATGTTCTTGACATCGTCTCCGAGCGCCGGACGGCCGGCCCGACACGGGCGCGGTATATCGCGATCCATCTCTGCAAGTCTTTCCTGCCCGACACGCTGCAGGAAATCGGCAACGTGTTCGGCGGGCGGGATCACTCGTCGATCAAGTCCGCCCTGGCGCGGCTGGAGAAGGAGATGGAGACCGATGAGACGCTTGCCGCGCTGGTCAGGAGCCTTTCCCAGACGATCGAGTATCGCGTCACGCTGGAGGCGCTCGGCAAGGTCGACGTGCTTGGCGTGGCGCGGGCGATCGCGCTCAATCCGGGGCGCGGCTCGATCGCCGCGTCGACGACCGAACTGGCCGCGCTCGCGGTGTTCACGCTCGACCTCTGGGAGGTCGCCAGCTGCGCCGAGGCGATGGCGCAGTCGCTGCTTTCGGATCCCGACGAAGAGGATCCGCAGCTGCCGATCTTCGCCGCCGCCATCATCGACGAAATGAACCACATCGCCGGCCCGGCGCCGGCACTCCTCACCAGTGAAAGGACTGAACAATGACCGAAGCCGTCATCCTCGAAGAACGCGCAGCCGAGGGCATCACCGTCGTCAACGGCAAGCCCTACATGGCCGACGCCAAGGGCGCGCTCGTGCCCGTCGAAACCATCAAGCCGGCCGACAAGCTGGAAGACGAACAGGTGCGCAAGATCATGGGCTACGCCCGCGATCTCTCAGCGCAGATTGCCCGGTTCCGCGGCCACACGATGACCGACCTCGGCGAACTGGACGCGCTGCTCGACCAGGAATACGGCGCGAAGAAGGGGGGCAAGAAGGGCAACCGGACCTACCAGACCTTCGACGGGCTGATGAAGGTGCAGGTGCAGGTCTCCGATTTCGTCGATTTCGGGCCGCAGCTGCAGGTCGCCAAAACGCTGATCGACGAGTGCCTGAACGAATGGTCCGAGGACAGCCGGCCGGAGATCCGCGCCATCGTCACGCGGGCCTTCAACACCGACAAGGAGGGCCAGATCAACCGCTCCGAGATCTTCATGCTGATGCGGCTCGATATCGCGGACGAGCGCTGGAAGCGCGCGATCGACGCGATCCGCGACGCGATGCGGGTGACCGGATCGAAGGAGTATGTCCGCTTCTACGAGCGCAAGTCGGTCACGGATGGCTGGAAGGCCGTGACGATCGACCTGGCGAAGGCGGGTGCGTGATGAACGTCTTGGCCAGAATTCAGGACCAGGCTTCCCTGGCAATGGTCTTCGTCGAAGACGGGGGGCTTCACAGCGCGGCTCGCGTCCTGCGGGAACTCGCTGACGAGGTCGAGGAGCAGGCCGCTCTCGCCGACAAGTTTCTCAACCAGATGATCGCCGAGGGCAAGGCGGAACCTGATGCCGGAAAGGCAGGTGCGTGATGGGCGGCCCCATTCCCTGCCTCGGATATCCGAGCCGCACCGCAGCTGTCGTGGCGCTGCGGGCGGAGCGGCTTTCGACCTGTGAGATAGCCGAGCGCGTCGGTATCAGCGCAAAAAACGTTCTCGCGCTGGAAGCGTCCAAAGCAGGCTCTGCCGAGCAAAGTGGCAATCGCCAACTGAAGCGTGGCGCCGCCCTGTGCGTCGAGATCCCGGAAGATCTGAAGAGGCTGCTGCGACCGCATGCTGCGCGACGCGATACGACCGTCGACGCATTGGCGCAGTCGATCCTTGAGACGGTCGCGGAGAGCGACCTGGTCGACGCCGTCCTTGATGACGGCAAGGCAGGTGCGCAATGACCGCGCGCGAAAAGCTCGAACGCCGCGCCATGGCCGCGTTGCGAAAGATCCCGTCCGATCTCTGCGACGCGATCCTGGCCTATATCCGGTTCCTGGAAGAGAGGGCGGCGAAATGACCTCCATCGCCCTCCTCCATGTCGCCAAGCGCGACCTCGGCCTGGACGACGACACCTATCGCGCCGTCCTGGAACGCGTGACCGGCAAGCTCTCGGCGAAGGACCTGACCGAGGAGGAACGCCGCGCGGTGGCCGACGAGTTCCGTCGACAGGGTTTCAAGCCCTCCTCGAACACCCGCCGAAAGGCGCTCGAAGGGCGCTTTGCCAAGAAGCTGCAGGCGCTGTGGATCGCCGGCTGGAACCTCGGCATCGTGCGCAACCGCGACGACAAGGCGATGCTCGCCTTCGTCAAGCGCCAGACCGGCGTGGAACACACCCGCTTCCTGCACCATGCCGAGGACGCCGCCAAGGCGATCGAGGCGCTGAAGGCCTGGCTGGCGCGCGAGGGCGGCGTTGACTGGACGCAGTATAAGTTCGATCCGCTGTTCAAGCAGATGAACGGCTTCCGCATAGCACTGGCGCAGTTCGTCCGGATGCATCCGGAAATGCAGATGGGGGCGGTCTATACGGCATTCACGGGCGAGGCCCGTGCGATATCCGGCAAGGCCCCGCACTTCATGGCGACGGAAGCGGACTGGCAGCCGGTGATGAACGCGTTCGGGCAGCGAATTCGTGAGGCCGGCGTCAAATGACCTCCACCGAGCGCGTCACCGATCACGCCGTGCTGCGCTATCTGGAGCGGGTCCACGGCCTCGATGTCGAGGGGATCCGCAACGCCATGGCGGAAGCCTGCGCGCGCGGCATCACGCAGGGCGCGCCATCCATCCGCATCGACAATACGCGGTTCATCAATCGCGAGGGCCGCATCGTGACGGTCCTGTCGACCGACATGGTGCTTCATTTCGAGTTCCTGGCGAGGGCGCATCGCCCGTGACCGACGCGCCGCCCACGTCTCCGAAAACGGCAGGCAGCTATCCGGGCTGGCTTCCCGCGCTGCTTGCCGAGATCGCCCAGGTGGCCGGCCTCGATGCGGCACTGAAACTGGCGGAGGCGCGCGGCGGCACGGAGATCTACGTCCCGGCCGAGGCGCCGGACGGCCACTGGCTGGTGGAAACCGTCGGCCGGCCGGCGGCGGATGCGATCTGCGGCCATTTCATGGGCGGCGGGAGAGGCACGCGTCTTGAGCTGCCGCTCGGGCCTGCCGGCACGGCCGCGCAGATCCGCCGCCGGGTCGACCGGATGATTTCGGAAGGAAAGTCGGAGCGCGAGATTGCCCTTGCGACCGGCTATACGGGCCGTGGCGTGAGGCTGCGCAGGGCCAAGGCCAGAAGCGGATCCGAGCAGGACGACCTGTTCGCCCCTATACCGGAACGCCTTCCGGGGCGAAGCCAATCCCGCAAATAGACGAATGTGCCTCCGAACGCCGGTGACCACCGGACGTTAGTCGGGCCAGCCGAAAAAGACAAACCCTCTTGTCCTTTCGACGGCCGCCAGCTCGCCGGAGGCCGCGTCGATGAACATCGCAGACCGCTACGATCCGCGCCTGGTGCCGTTCACCGGCGGCCACGAGGGCAAGGTGCTCAGATGGTACCGCGACCCGACCGGCACGCCGACGATCGGCTTCGGCTTCACCTGGGGATCGAAGATATTCCGCGAGTGGTTCCTGACAACGCGCGGCCGCAAGATGCAGGCCGGCGACACGATCACCGAGGCCGAGGCGTTGATGCTGCTGAAGCTGGTGATCGAGACGGAATATCTGCCGGCCGTGCTGAAGCAGACGCTCACCGCCCGCACCATGGTTTCGAAACACGCCGTCGCCGCCTCCACCGACATGACCTACAATTGCGGCACCGGCGCGCTCAAGTGGTCCTGGTTCGCCAAGCTGCTGGACGGCAGGATCGCCGAAGCAGCGGCCCGCTACCGGGTCACCGCGACGACCTCGAAGGGACGCAAGCTGCCGGGGCTCGTACGCCGCCGCAAGGAAGGCGCGCATATCCTCGAACACAATGTCTGGCCGAGCTGGCTGAAAATGCCGAGGCCCGTCGGGACGGTCGAGGAGATAAAGGCGGCGATGCCCGACTGGCGTCTGCTGCCCGAGGATTTCGAGCAGGGCCTGACCTGGCTGAAGCAGCTTGGCTATTTCGACCAGCTGATCCCGACCGGCGACACCGAAGCCGTCAAGGCGGCCGTGCTCGCCTTCCAGAAAGAGCATCCGCAACTCGCCAATGACGGGATCCTTGGCCGGGCCACGCTCGACCAGCTGCAGCGCGTCGTCGACCTGAAGAAGAAGGCGGCGGCGACCGGCGCGACCGGCGCGGCCTCGGCCGGCACGGGTGCAGCCGAAACGGCTACGAACACCGACCTGACCGGCATTCCCGACGTCCTGTTCTGGGGCGGCGCGGCGGTCCTGGTGATCGGGGCTGGCTGGCTCGCCTGGCATTACCGCGACGAGCTTTCGATCGCCGCACGAAGCCTCTTCAAACGACAGGGGAAACGCTGATGAGCGCGATAGGAGCCGTCATCGCCGCAGCCGCCGCCAAGGTCGGCGCGGGCATGGTCAAGTCGGTCGTCGAGCGGAGCCTCGGCGCGGGCGCCGGACAGGTGGCGGGCGACCTCGCCGGTACCGTGATCGACACGGTGGCGCGCAAGGCCGGCGTCGAGCCGATCGACCTGCCGGGTCTTGCCGAACGTGAACCGGGTGAGGTCGAGGACGCCGTGTTGGCGACCGAAGCCGACATGCCGGAAATGATCGCGCTCTGGCAGACGGGTGTCGAGGGCCAGTTCGCGCTGCTGCAGGCGGAGACAAAGGAAGGCGGGCTCAAATCCTTCTGGCGCTATGGCTGGATGTATCTGCTCGCCATCTTCTGGATCTGGCGGATCATGGTCCTGCCGATCGTCAATTCGCGGCTCGCCGTACCCGTCGAGGCCGTCGACTTCGCGGTGCTGCTGACGCTGACCTCCTGGTTCATGGCGCTCTACATGGGCGGCCACACCGTCAAGGAACTCGGCAAGAGCGCCATCGAGGCCGTGCGCGGCTGGAAGAAGGGAGCCTGAGCATGGCGGACATTCTTCTCGCGACGCTTCTCACCCTCGCCGGCATCGTCGTCCTTTTCGTGACGTTCATGGCGGGGTCCAGCACACCCATTCCCGGCCAGGGGCCGAGCATGCGCGGGCCGCTGATCGTCGGCACCGTGATGACACTGCTCGGCGTCCTGTGGTGGACGCACATTCTCGGCTGAAGGAGGAGACGATGACCGAGCTTCAAACGGGCGACCGCGTCGCGATCGCGTCCAGGCCTTACCTCGGCGAGCAGCGCATCCGAGGCGGCGATGTGTTTTCGGTCGAGGGCGATCGCGTCCTCGCGGAAGTCCGCGCACCGGGCGTACCCGACTGGCCTTGCACGATCGAGGTCGCCGACGAGCGAGATGGTTGCCTGATGCGCGGCGACCGGGGCGACGAGGTGACGGAGCTGCAGGCGGATCTCTACGCGCTCGGCTTCACGATCGAAACGACCGGACATTTCGACGAACAGACGCGAACCGCCGTTCGCGGGCTTCACCAGGCGCTGGGCCTGCCGCAGACGGGCGTCGTGACGTTGCGGATTCGAGAGCGCATCCGCGAGCTGGTCCGCTGCAACCGGGCGGAGCATTGAAATGGCGCGGCTTTCGGCACTTCTCGCCCTGGGGGGGGCAATCCTTCTGGCGACACCCGCCGCGCCGCAGGAGGCGAAGCGCGAGTGCTACACGGTCGAGTCGCTTCAGGCGGTGCTGGCCGGCCGCTTCGGCGAAGGCGTCGCCTTCAGCGGGGCCGCGAAGAGCGGCCTGAGCGTCACCCTGTTCGCCAGCAAGGCGGGCACCTGGACGATCGCGACGATCGACCCGGACGGGATAGCCTGCCTGGTCGCGGGCGGCACCAATGGCCGGCTGCCGAAGGGGCCGGTTTTCGTTCCACTGATACCGGAGGATCCGGCTTGACCCTCACCCCGTCCAGGCGCGCATTGTTCTGCGCGCTGTTTATCTCCGCCATCGGAATTGCCGCGCTCGCCTCGGCCGCCATGGCGCAGCCGACCGGAGCGCCAAACACGAGCCTGCCGGAGCTGCTGAGCCCGTGGTTCGGACTTATCGCGCTCGCGGTCTCGCTCGGCGGCACAATCTACGCATGGATGACGTCGCGCTCGAAAGTGAACGCCGAGCACCTGAAGACGGTCGACACCGCGCTTTCCGAACACGGCAAGGCCATCCAGGCAATCGAGGGCGAACTGAAGCATATGCCCGCCAAGGACGACGTCACCGAACTGAAGATTTCGATGGCGGAGATCAAGGGCTCGGTGGCCGTCTTCAGCGAGGGCATGGGATCGCTGTCCCGCACGGTACGTCGGATTGAAGAGTACCTGATGAAGGAGGGCAAGTCGTGAGCTTCGAGCAGCATCTCTCCGAGGACGCCCGCCTGGTCATTCTGCGTGGTCTTGTCGATGAAACGGACGGCCGCCTCAACGAAATAGCCCTGACCCGGCTTCTCGACACATTCGGGCATCGCCGCTCGCGCGAATGGGTGCGTACCCAGATCGGCAAGCTGAAGGAGCTGGGCGCGGTCACGGTGGACGAAGCAGGCACCGTGCTGATCGCCTCGATCACGCGGGCGGGGATCGACCATGTCGAGCGCCGGTCGGTTATCGCCGGCGTCGCCCGCCCGTCGCCGGAGGCTTGACGTGGACACGCCGCGCGGCCGTGGCCGGCTGTCATCCATCGAGCAGCTTCCGACCGAAGCCGATGGCGATATCCAGTGGGCAGTGGAGCAGCTGGCCGAGCGGAAGCGCACGCAGGCCGATATCCTGTTCGAACTGAACGACCGCCTCGCGGTGATCGGATGCGATCCTGTCTCATCTTCCGCGTTCAACCGTTTCTCGATCCGCAAGGCGGCGGCGCTCAGGCGTCTCAGGGAAACCCGCGAGGTCTCGAAGGCCATCGTCGAAGTGCTCGGAGACAATCGCGGCGACGACGTCACCATCGCAATCGCCGAGCTGATGAAGGAGGCGATCCAGTCGCATCTGGAAGGCAGCAAGATCGAGCCCAAGGCGATGATGGAGATGGGACGCGCACTGCAGTCGGTCGTCTCGGCCCAGCGCATGTCGGGTGAAGTGCGCCAGAAGGCAGAGGCCGAAACGCGGCTGCAACTGGACAAGGCGACCGAGGCCGCCGCCGACGGCATCGCCAAGGTTCGCCCCGGCATCGATCGCGCCGAGGTGCTGCGCCAGATCCGCGAGGAGGTCTACGGGATCTTCGACAGGAAGCCCGACGCATGACTTCGCCCGCCGTCCCTCTCTTCGCATATCAGCGCGACTGGTTCCTCGACCGGTCGCGATTCAAGATCGGCATGTTCGCGCGCCAGACCGGCAAGACCTTCACCACGACGCTGGAAGTCGTCGACGACTGCGTCACCGCGGCATTGGCCGGCCGGCGCGAGCGCTGGGTGATCCTGTCGCGCGGCGAGCGGCAGGCGCGCGAGGCGATGGACGAGGGCGTGAAGCGCCACGCCAAGGCCTATGACATGGCGCTCGAAGCCAGCGAGTTCGACTGGCAGGGGCAGGAAGGCTCCTATCGGGCGCTTGAGGTCGAGCTGCCGGGCGGATCGAAGATCACCGCGCTTCCCGCCAATCCGGACACCGCGCGCGGCTTCTCCGCGAATGTGTTCCTAGACGAGTTCGCCTTCCACAAGGATTCGGGCGCGATCTGGAAGGCACTGTTCCCGGTCATCTCCGCCGGATGGAAACTGCGCGTCACGTCCACCCCGAACGGCAAGGGCAACAAGTTCTACGAGCTGATGACCTCCGGGGGCGATACCTGGTCGCGGCACATCGTCGACATCTACCGCGCGGTGCGCGACGGCCTGCCGCGCGACATCGACGAGCTGCGCGAGGGATTGGCCGACGAGGACGCCTGGGCGCAGGAATATGAGCTGCAATGGCTCGACGAGGCGTCGGCCTGGCTGTCCTACGACCTGATCTCGTCATGCGAGGAAGAACGGGCCGGCGACCGCGACGGCTACCAGGGCGGCCCCTGCTATGTCGGCCGCGACATCGGCCGCCGCAACGACCTGCATGTCATCACCGTGCTCGAAGAGATCGGCGACGTGCTCTGGGAGCGCGAGCGCATCGAGCAGAAGCGCGCCACCTTCAAGGAAATGGACGACGCCTTCGACGACATCATGGTCCGCTACAACGTCGCGCGCGCCTGCATCGACCAGACCGGCATGGGCGAGAAGGTTGTCGAGGACGCGCAGCGCCGCTGGCGCGGCAAGGTCGAGGGCGTGCTGTTCACGTCGTCCTCGAAGCTGATCATGGCGACAGCCGGCAAGGAAGCCTTCGAGGACCGGCGCGTGCGCATCCCCCAGGGCGACGCGAAATACCGCTCCGATCTGCACAAGCTGCGAAAGGTCTCGTCCGCGACCGGCACGCCGCGCTTCGTGGCCGAGCGCGACGACGATCACGCCGACCGGACCTGGGCGCTGTTCCTCGGCATCCACGCCGCAGGATCCGGCGAGCGGCAGCCCTGGCGGCCGATCGATGTTCGCGACGAGACGAAGGCACCCAATCCCGACGAGAACTGGATCCCGGCATGACCCTTCGACAGGCTCAGGACAGGCCCAGGCAGGGCCACGCGAATAATCGCCTCAGGAGCGCGTTGACGGGGTTCGGACGGGCGGATGCCCGCACCCGGCCCGAAAAACGCGTGTACGGGCCTCGAAAGCCGTTCGAAAACGATTTGAAGATTGAGCCGCCGACCGCATTTCGCGCCTCGCGGCCCGGAAAGGGGCCGTGATGGCGAACTGGCTGCAAAAAGCGCTCTCCGGCATGCGCCACTCCGGCGGCGCCATGCCCTTCATGCTCGGCTTCCTGAAGCGCACCCGCTTCGACTATGCGAAAGAGGTCGGAGACGGTCTCGACTCCTCCGTCGTCATGGCGCCGGTGCAATGGGTGCAGCGCGCCTTTCCCGAGGCGAGGCTGCGCGTCGTGCGCTCCAAGGCGGACGGTTCGGTCGAGGAAATCGCCGGCCACAAGATGACGGCGCTGATCCGGCGGCCGAACGAGGCCTATGGCGATATCCATCTGTGGTGGGCGACCCTGCTCTCCTACCTGATCGACGGCAACGCCTACTGGCTGAAGGTGCGGAACGGCATCGGCGCGCCCGCCGAACTGTGGTGGGTGCCGCACTGGGCGATCGAACCGAAATGGCCGGATGACGGCTCGGTCTTCATCTCGCATTACGAATACAGCCCCGGCGGCGGCGCGAAGTTCCGGCTCGATGTCGACGACGTCGTGCATTTCCGGCACGGGGTCAATCCGCGCAACCAGCGCAAGGGCCTGTCGCCGCTGCATGGCGTGATCCGCGAGATCTTCATGGATCTCGAAGCCTCGAACTTCACCGCCTCGCTGCTGAAGAACATGGGCGTGCCGGGCGTGGTGATCTCGCCGGACGGCAGCGCCCAGCCCGGTCCCGAGGACGTCGAGTCGGTCAAGGCATGGTTCAAGACGGCCTTCGGCGGCGACAATCGCGGCGCGCCGCTGGTGATGGGCGGCGCGACCAAGGTCGAGCAATACGGTTTCAACCCGCAGCAGATGGACATGTCGTCGGCGCGCGACGTCGCCGAGGAGCGCGTCTGCGCCGCGCTCGGCATCCCGGCCGCGGTGGTTGGTTTCGGCGCCGGGCTGCAGACGGCCAAGGTCGGCGCGACCATGACCGAGATGCGCAAGCTCGCCTGGACGAATGGCGTGCTGCCGATCACCACGGCCTTCGCCGACGAGATCAACCGCTCGCTGCTGCCGGATTTCACGAATCGACGGGCGGCCGAGGAAGTCGAGTTCGACGTCTCGGACGTGCAGGCTTTGCAGGACGATCTCGACAAGCTGTTCAGCCGCATGGACACGGCCGTGCGCGGCGGCTGGGCCATGGTCTCCGAAGCGCGCGAGGCGGTCGGCTTCGACGTCGACGACAGCCACCGGATCTATCTGCGGCCGTTCTCGGCGATCGAGGTTCCGGCCGGCGCGCCGCCGCGCGTGGAAGCAGGCGATACAGGCAAGTCCGGCACGAAGGCGCGCCGGCCGAGCGTCGCGCAGCGCGGCTATGTGCAGGCGCTGTCGCGGATGGAGGGCGGGCTGCAGAGTGCCGCCGAGAAGCGTCTGAAGTCCTTCTTCAGGGATCTCGGCAAGTCGGCGGCCAAGGTCGCACGGCCGATGCTCGACGCGGAGTTCCTAGGCCAGGCATCGGCGGAGACCGGTGAGCGCAAGGAAATCGAAAAGAAGGAAGACGAGCTGCTCGTCTACCGGATCCTGGAGGCGCTCGACACGAATGCGCGCCAGGCGGCGATGCGGCAGCTCTACGAGGCGCACTACCTGCAGGTGGCGGAGGAAGTCGCCAAGGCCGGCGAACTGGTCGGCATTACGACGGGCCTGCCGGATCCGGTCGGTCGCGCGGTTGCCCAGGCGGGCGGCCGCCGCGCCGGACTGGTCGATCTGGAGAAACAGTCGCGACAGGCCCTGTTCGACGCGATCGCCGAGGGCCGGGCCGAGGGCGAAGGCGTGGCGCAGCTCGCGGCGCGTATCGCCGAGCATGTGGAGGCCGGCCCCTGGACGACGGTCGAGCAGCGCTCGCTGACGATCGCGCGCACCGAGACCAAGTTCGCCCAGAACGTCTCGACGATCGAGATGGCGAGGAATGCCGGCGCCGACCGGCTGACGGTCTTCGACGGCCGCTTCGGCCTGCCCCGGTCGGATCCCGACCACGTCGCCCGCGACGGCATCACCGTGACGGCCGACGAGGCCGCCGCGATGGCCGCCGACGAACATCCCAACGGCACGCTGTCTTTCGCGCCGTATTTCGATCTCGAAGACGATGAAGAGTGAGGACGCAAAATGAAGTGCAGGAAAACCGGCATCGCGCTGAAGGCGATGGATGACGCAGGCCACGGCATGGCGCGGATCGCCACGCTGTCGGCGATCGACCATGACGGCGACACCTATGCGAAGGGCGCCTTCGGCGGCGAGGACGGCGAGCAGTACGCGCAGATCCTTGCGGCGCACAATTGGGGTCATGTCCCGCTGGGCAAGGCACGCGTCTTCGAGAGCGGCGACGAGGCGCTGGCGGAGCTGCACCTGAACCTGAACACCGAGGCCGGCAAGGAGTGGCACGCCGCGCTGAAGTTCGACCTGGAAGGGTGCGACGGAACGGGCAGCAAGCGTCCAGTGCAGGAATGGTCCTACGGGTTCCGGGTGCTCGATGCGGCGCATGAGGAGCGCGACGGCGAGCGCGTTCGCGTGCTGAAGCGGCTGAAGGTGTTCGAGGTCTCGCCTGTCGTGCAGGGCGCCGGCATCGGCACCGGGACGCTGGTGATGAAAGGCGCGACGCTGAAGGGCGAGCGCTTCGAGCGGCTGACCGAGGATCTCGCCGATGTGCTGTCGTCCATCAAGGCCGACCCTACCGCCCTGTCCGCCGCCGGCCTCAAGCAGATCGCGGATCTCCATGGCGGTCTCGGCGACATCATCGAGGCGGCCGAGGCGGAGGAAGCGTCGGCGCGCCGGCTGATGGCCGGCCAGGCGTTCCGCGCCTCCAGGCGGCACCTGGGCCAGTCATGACGGTCAGCCGGATCTCGACACCGCACGCCTATGTCGGCGTGTCGGGCGACACCAAGCCGACGGACGGCGTGCCGCCCGGTTCGAGCTTCATCGAGCGGGATTCCGGCCACGAGTTCATCTTCGACGGTTCGGACTGGGCGCAGAAGTTCTACCCCCACACCTCAGGCGAGGGCGGTGGGGTGTCCTACGACGCCGACACGCTCGCCTATTTTGCCGCGATGAGCACGGAGCCATCGGCGGAGCAGAAGGCGATATACGATTATTTCTTCACCGAAATGAAGCGGCTCGGCCTCAAGGACAAGGTGACCGATTGCGGTTTTCTGTGCGCCCATGACGCCCAATCGGCAAAGCTCGGCTGCTACGGCACCATCAACCTGTCGAACATCGGCACCGGCCCAACCCACTATCCCGGATACGGGATGAAGGGCAACGGCACCAGTCAGGCCCTCGATACCGGATACAAGATTCCGCTCGCCAATCAGAACGACACGTCGATGGCGTTCTATGTCCTTTCGCCGGAAGTGGAAAACTCCGGCGCGATGGGCAATTCCAACTGCGTCATCATCCCTCGCTACAGCGCCGGCATCGCAAACACGGCCTATCTCAAGATCAACACCGCCACGGCCGTTCCCGCTACCGCCGATACGGTGACCAACTCGGTCGGGCTGATCTTCGGCAACCGGACGGGATCGACGACAAACGACAGCCAGCTTTACCAGCGGGACACGGAAATCGTGGCGACCGGCAATGTGTCGGAAACCCCGGACGCGACCTATGACATCTGGATGTGCGGGCGCAATCAGGCGAGCCCGACCTATTCCACCAAACTGCTTTCCTTCTGGCATATCGGGACAGGTTTCACCGCACAGGAGATTGCGGACTATTCCGATCTGGTCGAGCGTGTGATTGCCGCGCTTTCGGCAAGCTATCGCGCCATCGACAACGTGACCGATGAAACAATTGCGCTCTACCGCTACATGATCCTGATGGGCCGCCGCCCGGAATACCTGCTCGGCGTCTTCAACAATTCGTGGTGGGCACCCGGAGAGACACCGAACGCCTTCGACGACATCGTGTCTATCACGGGCAAGTATCCCGCCTTCACGACTGAGAACTTCGCGCATCCGAATTCGTCGGGTGGCGCGGCGGCGCAGGCGGCGATGGTGTCGCGCCTCAACACGCATTATGCGGCGGGCGGCATCTGCATTCTGCACCAAGCCCCCGGCAACCCCGGTACGGGCGTCGGCGATCTCTCCGACCGAAACACGGGCGGCACAGGCTCCTATCGCGACGTGTCGCAGGGTGATCTGACCGTCACGAGATGTCTTGAAGGCGGAATTTATCACGCCGCATTCAACGCCTATCTCGACGAGCTGATCGACTTCTTCGCCCTTCTCGACGGGCCGATCATCTACAAGCCAATGCACGAGCGTAACGCCAATTCCACGTGGATGAACCGGGGCACCACGGCGGACAAGGCCGCGCTCCACCAGCATATCGTCGAATACATGACGGCAGCGGGCGTCAACAATGTCCTGTTCGATTTCGATCAGGCGGGGGCGAGCGCGCTGATCGGAGGTCTCGACGGGGCCTATTACGATTTCTGTTCCCTGACGTTGTATGACAACGACGCAGGCACGTCCGCCGGGCTCAACGAAAACGAGTTCACGATTGCCTTTGCCAATCTTCTTGCGGCGCAACCGGCAAAGCCCCTGTTCATCTCCGAGATCGGCTTCCTTACCGTTGGCGACACGCAGGCCAATTTGTGGAATGTTGCCGTGGGCGACAGGCATGCGAGCGATTATCACAGGTCGGCGGGCTTCACGTCATGGCGCTCCACATGGGGTCCGACAGACGGCGCGGCCACGAATGCCGATGTCGATGCGCTCTATGACCGGTCAAAGGCCATCTCCCGCGATGAAGTGAGCGGGGCCTATACAAAGGCGTTCTAGGGGAGGAAAGATACAGCAGTTGGCTCGTGTGCGAAAATTCTCCTGAAAAGCTCCGTGAGTGAATGCAGAAACCCTTTTATGGTTTCGTTCTCCACCCACTGCCGGTCAGGGCAAAGCAGTTTCCCCTGCCCAACTTCTGATGCGAAATACTGCAAGCGCCAATACAGGACGCCATTGGCATAGCCGGCATACATGGCAAAGCCGTCGTCGTCTGAATTGAACAAGGTTAGTTCGTCTGGCATGCCGAAAAGTCTAGCATAATTCTCCCCCCGCCCCAACCAAGATTGGTGGGTGCCACTCCAGAAAATCTGATTCATCCACGCTGTGCCGGCGCCGGTGAACCCGGCCGGTTCATGGAACTCATCGCTGTTGTGGTGGGGGGCTTTGCATGGCCTGCCCCGGAAGACGTTCCGGGGCGATTGGCGGCATCGCCCGAGGCAATGTGACCACAACCGAAAGGCGGACGCAACCGCTGCAATGAGAGGACGATTTTCGATGAGCCAACTGAAGGAATTGCGCGAGAAACTGTCGGCGCGGCAGGAATCGCTCGGCAAGGTGTTCGCCGAGGCGAAGACCGATGCCGGCGAATATGACTTCCGCACCGTGAAGGCCGAGACGCTCAAGGAATGCCTGGGCGACGGCCTGAAGACCACCGCGCAGATCGTCGAGAAGATCAACGAAAAGAACGCCGAGCTCGATGACCTGGCGAAGGAAGCCGAAGGGCTCGAAGCGGCCGAGATGGCCGCGAAGTCGCTCGCCGATCGCGAGAAATCGGTAAGCCGCCCGCCCTTCGCCGGCGGTAAGGGGAACTATCCGAGCGCCGAAGAGCGCATGAAGTCGCTCGGCGAGATGGTCGCCGACGAGAAGAGCTACCAGGATTGGGTGAAGAGCGGCGCCAACCAGGGCATCACGCTTCATTTCGAGGGCATGTGGCCCTCCGACGCGCTCGCCAAGGGCGGCATGTTCGAAACCCTGCAGTCGAAGACGCTGTTCGAGACCGGCGCAGGCTGGGGGCCGGAATCGATCCGCCTGCCCGGTTTCGTCGAGGCGGCAACCCGTCCCATCCAGCTGCTCGACATCATCCCGATGGCGCGGACCGGTCAGGCGGCCGTGAAGTACATGGAAGAGACGACGCGCACCCATGGCGCCGCCGAAAAGGCGGAAGGCGCGACGTTTGCCGAGTCCACCTTCGCCCTGACCGAGAAGACGTCGACGGTCGAGAAGATCACCGACTCGCTGCCGGTCACCGACGAGCAGCTGGAGGACGTCGCCCAGGCGCAGTCCTACATCAACTCGCGCCTGACTTTCGGTATTCGCCAGCGCCTCGACAGCCAGTGCCTGATCGGTAACGGCACGACGCCGAACCTGCGCGGCCTGAAGAATGTCGTCGGCATCCAGACACAGGCCAAGGGCGCCGATCCTGTGCCGGACGCCTTCTTCAAGGCCATGACCAAGATCCGCGTCACCGGCCGTGCAATGCCGACGCACCATGTCATCCACCCGACCGACTGGCAGGGCGTGCGGCTGCTGCGCACCGCCGATGGCGTCTATATCTGGGGCAATCCGTCCGAGGCCGGCCCGGAGCGCATGTGGGGCCTTCCGGTCATCCAGTGCGACGCCGACTCGGCCGGCGCCGGCTATGTCGGCTCCTTCCTGCCGGCCTGGGTCAGCCTGTTCGAGCGCAAGGGCGTCGATATCCAGATCGGCTACACCGGCTCGCAGTTCACCGAGGGCAAGCGCACGGTGCGCGGCGACATGCGCGCCGCCCTGGTGTTCTTCCGTCCGGCCGCCTTCTGCTCGGTCACCGGCCTCTGAGCCTGATCCGAAACTCGGCCGGCCCGGTTCGATACTGAATTCGGGGCCGGCCCTCACAGGAGCGAGAGATGACGAAGATTGCAGGATCCTGGCCGCGCGTGGCCTCCTATCTGTTTGCGGCCGTGGCGCTCGGCGCCAATGACGACGTGCTGGCGGACACCGCGATGGATGTCAGCGAAGACACCGTCGTCACCGTCTTCGCCGGCCAGCCGGACGTGGCGCGCAATGTCACGGTCAAGGGCAATGACGCCAATGTCAGCGGCGACGTCGTCGTGGAGGGAACCAGGGCCGGCGAGACGATCACCGAGACCATTACCCTCAATGGCTCGACACTTGTTGCCGGCAACAAGGCCTTCGACACCATAACGCAGATCACCCTTCCGCCCTACGACACGGCCGCCACCGAGCGCGTGCGTGTCGGTCTCGGCGCGAAGATCGGCCTGCCGGCGAAGCTCACCCGCAACACCGTGCTCGCCGCCTATCTGGACAATGTCCGCGAGGGCACCGCGCCGACGATCGCGTTTTCGGGATCCGCGCTGGAAAGCAATACGGCGACGCTGAACAGCGCGCTCGACGGCTCCGACGTGATCATCGACCTCTACGAGACGCTCTGATGACTGTGAGCCGGATCGCAACGCCGCATGCCTATGTCGGCGTGTCCGGCGACACCAAGCCGACGGGATCCGACGTGCCGCCCGGCTCGACATTCATCGAGCGCGACACCGGCCACGAGTTCATCTGGGACGGAACCGCCTGGGGGCAGCGCTACTACCCGACGGCCGCGGCCTGACCGGGAAACCAAGGAGACAACCATGCAAGCCAGGGAACGCCTGTTCATCACCGCCGACAAGAAACGCCTGGTCAAGGAAGGCGACCCGAAGGGCGCGTTTCTCTATGCCGCGCCCGGCGACGAGATCCCGGAGAGCGCCGCAACCATGTTCGGCCTGGTCGATGGCGCGCTCGCCGAGGAGAAGCGCCGCGACAAGGGCGACGACAAGAGCCGCAAGGACGGCAACGACAAGGACCGCACTGACGGCGGCGACAAGGATAAACCGCAGAGCGACGCGGGCGGTGGGGGCGCATCGGACGCCTCCACCGCACGGCCGACCGATCTGACGGAGATCAAGGGCATCGGCGCGGCGTCCGCCAAGGCGCTTGCCGCCGCCGGCATCGCCAGCTTCGAGGCACTCGCTGCAGTCGATCCGGAAAGCCCGCCGGCCGTCGAGGGCCTCGGTGCCCGCGTTGCCTGGGCCGATTGGGTGAAGGCGGCAGCGGAAAAGCTTCCGCCTGCGGAGCCGACCGGCGGCGGGCTGACCATCACAGAGCTACCGAGCGAAGAGTGAGCGCATGAAGCCGAGCATCGGACGCATCGTCCATTTCTACACCGATGATCGCCATGAACCGGCGATCATCACGCGCGTCTGGAGCGACACCTGCGTGAACCTGAAGGTTCTGCCGGATTGCGCCGCGCCTTTCGACCAAACCAGCGTTTGCCTGAACGACGCGTCGTCGTCGTCCTGGTGGAGCTGGCCGCCGAGGGAGGGCTGACATGGCGCGCGCAGCCCTGACCGTCCAAGCCGTCACCCGCCTCGGCATCCAGCCGGCCTATGTCGCAGCCGAAGCCGACGGCAACAGCTTCAACAACACCGGCCGCGAGTTCCTGCATGTCAAGAACGGCGCGACCGACTGCGTCGTCACCGTCCAGGTACCGCGTACGGTCGACGGCCAGGCGGTGAGCGCGCGCGAAGTTACCGTGACGGCGACCGAGGAGCGGATGATCGGCCCGTTCCCGCCTGCCATCTTCAACCAGGGCGGCGCGCTCGGCGACGTCGTCCATGTCGACTATGACGACGAGAGCAACGTCACGGTCGGCGTCTTCCGGATCTAGGGGACGGGCGAGTGGCGCTGATCGACCGGGTCAAGGAACGCACGGGCAGCGACCTGTCCGACGCTGAGCTTCAGGCGATGATCGACGCGATCGCTGCCGAAATCGCTGCGCGCTTCGGCCCGGCCGGTGAAATCACCGTCGAGCTCGGCGACCTGGAAGACCCGCTGTCGCGCAAGAGCCGGACGCTGCGCCTGGCCCGCCCGATCGATACCGGCGAGACAGTGACGATCACCGAATATGATCCGCACAATTCGGGCCTCGCTCCGGCGGAGGTCATCCTGACAGCCGGCGACTATCGCGTGCTGCATGGCGGCCGCACTCCCGAACGCCTGACCGGCGGCACGAATGGCCGCAGCTACTGGGCGCCACTGACGAAGATCGTCTACACGCCGGCCGATATCACCAGCGCGGCGCGCGACGAGGCGGTGATCCGCATCATGGCGCTGGACCTGTCGTCTCGCGGCCTGCTGAAGAGCGAGCGGGCCGGAGACTATTCCTACACGCTGGGCGATGCCGAAGCGGAACGCGAGAAGATCCTCGCCTCGCTGTCGGCTCGGTCCGGGATGGTGCTGGCATGAACCCGGTCAATTCCAGGCTGACCATGCGCGCCACGGTGGAGCGCAACACGGCGACCGGGACCGACCCGCATGGCAACCCGGTCGCACCGGTCTTCGCCGAGATCGCCGCCTCGCCGCTTTCCTGTTTCGTCTGGTCGAGATCCAGCCGCGAGCTGGTCGGCGACAGCCGCACGGCGATGATCGAGGACATGCGCGCGATGTTCGCGCTCGGCGCGGATATCACCGAGGACGACGAGATCTCCGCGATCGCCGATCGCCAGGGCAATGCGATCATCGCCGGCCGGTTGCGCGTGGAAGGCCCGGTGCAGCGCAAGCACACCCATCTCGAAGCCGCCTTGAAGAGGGTCGGCTGATGGCGCTCAAGTGGTATGGCAAGCAGGTTTCCGAGAAGGTGCGCGCCGCCCAGGTCAGGGGCGTCAACGCGACGATGGCCGCCTGCGTCACGGGCGCGAAGCGCAACCACACATGGAACAACCGGACGGGCGTGCTGGAGGGCTCGATCGATATCGCCGAGCCGGCCGCACTGCAGGTCGGCGGCGGCGTCAAAGGCGTCTGGGGCTCGAAGGACGTGCGCTATGCGCTGATCCACGAGCTTGGCGGCGTCATCCGGCCGGTGCGCGCGCTGGCGCTGAAGTTCCGCGCCGATGACGGCAGTTTCGTCGTCACCAAGCAGGTGAAGATCCCGCCCCGTCCTTATCTGCGGCCGGCCGCCGACAAGGAATATCCGAAGCTCGCGAAGCGTATTCGAAAGGCCTTCGAAAGCTCCACGGTGACGTCTGGAGGGGCGCGATGACAACGTTTCGTCCGGGCCAGAAGGTTGTCTGCGTCAGCGATTTTCAGTTGACCGAGGACGCAGAGCTCCAGATCGAAGCTGGCGTCGTTCTCCCAAAGTGCGGTCACATCTACACGGTCCGCGAGGTGCGCTCTGTCATAACCTATACCGGGTCCGTGACTGGCCTGCGTCTGCGCGAGATACGCAACCCCGAGATCGCATATCTGGGCGGCGCTGATCCTGCAGAAATCGCATTTGCGGCCGTCGGCTTTCGGCCAATCGTCAGCGGGCAAACCGACATATCCGTATTCAAGGACATGCTCGCGCCGGCCGACGCGAAGGAGGTCGCATGAGCGAGCCAGACGTGATCGGCGCCCTGGTCGCGCTGCTGAAGGCCGATGCCGGCGTCGCGGCCGAGGTGGGCGCACGCGTGTTCGGCGACGAGCTGCCGCGCGACCAGGTGGGCGACATGCCGCGCAAGGGCGCGATCGTCCGGCTTTCGGGCGGCGTGTCGCCGATCGGCGGCTATGTCGAGGCGACCGCCGAGCGGATCGACGCGATCAGCTGGGGCGCGACGCCCTACGAGGCGACCACGGTTTCGCTGGCCGTGCGGGGCGCGCTGAAGCGGCTCCGCCGGCAGGTGGTCGATGTCGACGGTACAGGTGTGCTGCTCCACTCGGCCGAGGAAGCCGGCGGGCGGCTTTCGATCCGCGATCAGGAAACGAACTGGCCGGCGGTCACGCAGGCCTTCCAGGTTCTCTACGCGCTTCAGGCGGCGGCGTAGGGCAATAGAGGAGAGACGAGATGACACCCTATGAAATCATCGCCGCGCCTTTCACCGTCTGGTTCGCACCGGTCGGCGAGGCCTTTCCGGCGATCGACGCGGTTCCGGCCGGCAACTGGGCCAAGATCGGCACATCCGGCGACCTGAACGAGAGCGAGGACGGCGTGACCGTCGCGCATTCGCAGACCACGGAAACCGCCCGCGTCGCCGGCACGACCGGCCCGCGCAAGGCGTTCCGCACTGCCGAGGATCTGATGATCCGCTTCACCATGCTCGACATGTCGCTGGAGCACTACAAGCACGCGATGAATGGCAATGCCGTCACGACGACGGCGGCCGGATCCGGCACGGCTGGCTTCAAGAAGATCGGCCTTCGCCAGGGGCTGGCCGTCTCGACGATGGCGCTCCTCGTGCGTGGCGACGCGTCGGCCTATGGCGACGGCTACAAGGGTCAGTACGAAATCCCGATCTGCTTCCAGTCCGGCTCGCCGGAGCCGGTCTTCCGCAAGGGACAGCCGGCCGGCCTCGCCCTGGAATTCACCGCACTCGAGGATGCCGGCGCGGCGTCCGAGGCCGAACGGTTCGGGCGGCTGATCTTCCAGCACCAGGCGGCGCTCTGATGAACGAGACGGCGCTCCTCGAGGAGCACCGGCGCCTCGGCCGCGAGGTCAGGGGCCACAAGCGCAGCGCGCGCCGGCACCGCCAGCTGGCGAAGGCGGCGCGCGAGAGACAGGCGGCGATCGAGGACCGGTGCAAGGCCCTCGGCATTGCCGTCACCATCCAGCACGAAACCCATGAATCTGGCGAAGGAGACATCCATGGCCGAGACGAAGAAACCTCTCCTCGATCTTGATACGCTGATCCAGCGGCCGACAATCACCATTAACGGCAACAGCTACGAGATCCCGTCCCCCGACGAACTGTCGATCGCCGAGTGCCAGAAATTCACCATCTGGGGCCGCGAGATCGAAACCCTGTCGAAGGATGAGGATGCCGGCGACAAGCTCGACGAGTTGATCGGCAAGGTTGCGGCATTCGTGCTGCGCGAGATCCCCGCCGAGATCCAGGCGAAGCTCAAGCCCATCCACAAGATGCAGGTCGTTTCGGTTTTTACGCGGCTCCTGTCCGGCCAGATGATGGCGACGGCGGGAGCGGAAGCGGCGAACCGGTCGACTGGGGCGAAATCCTCCCCCGCCTCCAGCGCTTCTTCGGCGGATCGCCCGGCTGGTGGCTCCACGAAGCCCCGGCGGCGCTCGTAAGGGCCTATTCGACCATGCTCCCGCGTCTTCAGGCAGAAGAACAGCTCGCCGCAGTCGAAGCCGCCGCGCTCGGCTCCGGCGCCCTGCGCAAGCGAGACCAGCTTGCGGCGCTCGGCCGCCTTCAGCGCGCTGCCGATCCCGATCGGAAGGTGGTCAAGGCTTCGCCGATGATGCTGCAGCAAATGGGCATCGCCATCGTCGAGGCGCCGCCGGGCCGGGCGGCGGACAATGGCTGAGCGTCTCGGCGAAGCGCTCCTCGAACTGAGGACCGACGATCAGGGATACAATGCCGGCATTGCCCAGGCCGAGAAGGGTGCCATCGGGCTTGGCAAGACGCTCGACGGAACCGCCGCCAAGGCCGATCATCTCGGCGACCAGATGGCCGAGGCCGGCGCGAAGGCGAAAATCATGGCCGCAAGCAGCGGCCACGCCATGATGATGTCACGGCAATTGAGCTTCCAGCTGATCGACATCGGCCAGGCGCTCGCCACGGCTCCGACCATGGGCATCTACGCCCTGCAGAATCTCGGCTTCCAGATCGCGCAGATCGGCCAGCTCTATATGGGTCAGGGAGGCTTCAACCAGGCGATCAAGGACAGCGCCCGCCAGATCGGCGTGTTCGCCACGCGCTTCGCGCCGCTGGCGGCCATGGCCGGGACGATAGGCGCCGGATTTGCCGGCCTCACCCACGAGATCAACCGGACCGGCAGCGAGTCGGTCTCGATGGCGGATGTGATGCTGGCGTCCTTCCAGCTGATCAAGGAGGGGATCTACAACACGATCCGGCCGGCGATCGCCGCGATCCTGCCCTGGTGGAACCGCTACTGGAACCAGCTCGTCGCCAATACAGGCGAGTATATCAACGGCATCGTCGGCTCCTTCGTCGGCGCCTATGCCGAGATAAAGGCGGCCTGGAACGGCCTGCCGGCCTATTTCGGAAGCCTCGGCTACGAGATGGCGGACAATGTGCTGCGGTGGATGCGCAGCATGGCGCGCGACGCGGTAATCGAGGTCAATAATCTTATCGGCAAGATCAACTCCGCGCTGAACACCGACATCGGAATGCTGACGCCGCCGAAGCTCGGCGGGCTCGATTTCGAGAACCCCTATGCCGGCAGCCAGTACGAGCCGGGCAAGGCCTTCATGGAGGCGTTCAACCAGGACTATGCGGGAGCGGCCTTCGGCGCGATCGCAGAGCGGGCGCGGGAGATCGCCTCGGCGACCGACGAGATCACCAACACGGCCGGCAAGGCGAAGGACGCCTGGGAGGGGCTTCGCAAGGTCACGGGAGACACGGCCGCCCAGCTGCAGGAGCGCATGCAGACGCTCGGCAGCTCGGTAGGCGGCGTCCTGAAGGGGCTGCTCGACCGGACGATGTCATGGGGCGACGCATTGGTGCAGGTCGGGCAGGCCTGGCTCCGATACATGAACCAGGCGAATATCGCCAAGGGCGGCCAGGGCCTGTTCGGCGGCGGCTTCCTGCAGGGGCTCGCTGGATCCTTCCTCGGCTTCTTCGCAGATGGCGGTCTCATTCCCGAGGGCAGCTTCGGCATCGTCGGAGAGGCCGGGCCGGAGCCCGTGTTCGGCACGTCGAAGGGCGCCGCGGTGCTGCCGAATTCGGCGCTCACCGGCCTTGCAGGCGGTGGCGGCCGGTCGGTCCTGCAGGTCGATCTGGGCGAGGGCCTGGTGGCGTCCATTCTCAGGGAGGCCGGCAACCAGAGCGTCGAGATCGCCAGGGCAGCAGGCCAGGCCTCGGTTCAGCAGTCGGTCGCCGAGGTCGGCAGGAAGATGCGCAATTCGCCGGGTTATGGCCGTGGCTGACACTTTGCGCACGATCGACCTGCCGACCCACCTGATGCTGCCGCAGGAGAATTCCTTCTTCCTGAAATCGGTCGGCGAGAGCTTTACCGGCGCGTTCAATCCGCGTCCGCGTTCCGGCGGCGCCCGGTACCGGCGCTGGATCTGCTCGCTGACGCTCAACACGCTCGGCCTCGACGAGGACCGCGACCTCCGGTTCGAGTGGGAAGCTTTCATCCATTCGCTGGACGGGACAGCGACCTGCCTGCGGATCTTCGACGTGACCCGCCGCCTGCCGCGCGGCGTGGCCGCCGGGTTTTACGCCGGTCAGCAGGACCGGACCGAATATTTCAGGACCAGCGGATCGAGCGCCTGGTCGCAGACGACCGGAAGCGCCCGTGTCGGCGGCGCCGGCTTCTGCCTTCTCCAGGCGGACGCCGCGCGCAACGCCGACGCCATCGTCCTTTCCGGCCTGACCGCGAACGCCACCGTGTTCAAGCCGGGCGACCTGCTGGAGATCGGCGGCAATCTGCACGAGGTCCGCGTCGAGGCTGTCTCGGACGCCAGCGGCCACAGCGCGGTGCAGCTCAACAACCGGCTCTGGAAGCCGGCGCTGGCCGGCGACATGGTCAACCTCGTCGACCCGAAGGGCCGCTTCGTGCTGATGGACGCCGAGCAGGGCAAGGCGCGGCGATCGGGCGTGCTGTCGTCGACGTCGATCGAAGCGATCGAGGTGCCCTATGTCGAATGAGCGCTGGAGCCTCGAAGCCTATCTGCGCACCGGGCAGCGGCCGGATGTGTTCCTGGTCGATGTCAACCATCCGCAGGGTTCGCATTATTTCCACTCCGGCCTCGGCATCATCGAGGACGGCGGCAACACCTATTACGGGACCGGCGTGCTCGGATCCTTCACGATCGGCGGCTCCGGCGGAACAGTCGAGGTCACCGACGTCACGCTGACCCTTTCGGGTGTCGACGAGGAGATCCTCGACATGCTCGACACGTCGGTGAAGGGCGGCACGGTGCGGATCCGCCACTGTTTCCTGCGGCCCGACATGACAATCGACCAGTCGGTGGAGGTCGAGAACGCCGACATGGATTTCCTGACCCACAAGGTTTCCGACGGGACCGGGTCGATCGTGCTGACCGCCAAGGGCGGCATGCGGGAGCTGCGGCGGCGCTCGACCGCCCATTGGGATCCCGAGGAGCAGCGCAACTACCTGAACTCGCTCGGCCTCGATCCCGACAGCGATACCGGCTTCGACCTGATGTCGGAAATGAAGAACACGCTGATCGTGAGCATTGCCGAATGATGGAGGTGTTTCTTGCCCATACGGCCGGCCCCTGGATACGCGGCGTCAATGACTGTTTCGTCGCGGCGGCCGACCAGCTGCGCGAGTGGTTCGGCGTCGATCCGATGGAGCGCTACCGGGGCCGCTACCGCACGCTGACCGGCTATCTGCGCATTATCCGGCAGGACGGCTACCGGGACGCTGTCGAGGCCTTCTGCGGCGAGATGGAGCGGCACGGCTTCAGGGAGGCCGAAGGCGGCCCGCAGGAACGCGACGTGGCGCTGATCGCCTATCGCGATGGCGGCCGGCCGCAAATCGCGCCGGCACTGTTTGTCGAGGACTGGTGGCATATCCGGTCGAAGGCGGGCTGGCTGGTGCTCGACGGCGCCGGCGGCATTCAGAAGGTGTATCGCCATGGGCATTGATCCCGTCTCCATCGGAATTTCGATCGGCTTCGCCGCGTTCAATGCCGGAGCCGGTGTCGCGGTCACGAATGCGATCATCGGCGGCGTTTCCCTTCTCGGCACCTATGGAGGCATCGCTCTCACGGCGGCGTCGATCGGCGTTCAGAGCTATCTCCAGTCGCGCGCGGCGCAGGGGCTCGGGGCGCTCAACAACGAGAACACCGGCCTGCAGCAACAGATCCGCCAGGCCATCCCGCCGCAGCGGCTGATCCTCGGCCGCGCGACGACGTCCGGCGCGCTGTTCTTCGCCAAATACAAGGCGCCCTATACCTGGTACGGGCTGCTGCTCGCCGGCCACAAGGTCGGCGGCTTCGATTCCATGTTCATCAACAACACGGAGCTGTTTCTCGACGGCAGCGGCTACGCGACCTCGACGCCGTTCCGGGACGGCTCGAACATCTATATCGAGGCGAGCTTCCGCGACGGCGACATCGACCAGGCAATCGATCCGATCATCGCTCGCGACTTCCCGGACATGCCGTCGAGTTTCCGGCAGCGCGGCCACGCGACGCTGGTGATCAAGCGGACGCATGGCTTCGGCGGGTCGATCGAGGCGAAGAACGAGGACCACCGCCGCGTGTTCGGCGACAGCGGCCAGTTCAACCCGCTGGTCCGCTTCCGCGGCGCGCTGGTGCACGATCCGCGCCGCGCAGGCAGCGTGCTGGAGGATCCGACGACGCATGAATGGAGCGACAATGCCGCGCTCTGCCTCGCCCGCTTCCTGACGCATCGCTGGCCGGACATGACGCTGTTCAACACGGCGCGGCTGGACTGGGACCAGATCGCTTCCGCCGCCGACGAATGCGACAAGTGGGAGGTCGACCGCAACGGGCTGACCTTCCGGCGCTTCACGGCCAATGGCGTGGTCCAGTCGACCGACAATCCCTTCGACGTGATCGAGGCGCTGAAGCTGGCGATGAATGGAGATCTCGTGCTCGACCGGGGCAAGATCTACCCGGTGCCTGGCGCGAAGCGCGAGCCGGAGGCGACCTTCCATATCGGGATGATGATCGGCGGCTTCGAATACCAGGCCGAGCCGGCGACCGAGCACAAGGTCAATATCGTCAAGCCGCAGTTCGTGGCGCCCGATCGCGAGCACCAGACCGTGCAGGGACCGGTGCTGCGCGACGCGGCGGCGATCGCGGCGGACGGGGCGCCCTACGAGCAGACGATCCGGCTTCCCTATGTCGAGCACGACCCGCGCGCGCAGCGGCTCGCCTATTACACCAAGGCGCAGGCGAGGAAGGGCCGGACACTCAACACGGGCGCGACGCTGGAAGCCTCGAAATGGGCGATCGGCAAGCCCTACCGGATCGCCCTGCCGGGCGTCTATTCCAGGGCCAACGGCGTCTACAAGCTGATCGGCCGGCCATGGAACCCGGACCTGCGCGGCTACCAGCTGTCCTTCATCGAGGACGTGCCGGAACGCTTCGCCGACGCGCCGGCCTACGAGACCGATTTCACCCTCGACGAAGACACGATCACGGCGGAGGCCGCATAGATGACGACAGCCCTGCAACAGGCCCTGCCCGGGGCGAGCGTCGACAACGCGACGATGGTGGCGAAATTCGCCGAACAGGCGATCATCGTGGTCGACGATCTCGACGCGGTGCAGGCCGAGGATTTCTCGATCCAGCCATGGGCGGGGATCTGCTCGCTCGCCGACGGTTCGCTGTTCATGTATGACGCCAGCGACACGACCTCGACGCATGACGGCATGACCGTGATCGTCGTCTCCGGCCGGCGCTACATTTTGCGCACGACGCAGACCTTCGACGGCATGGCCGCCTCGCAGGGCGACACCGCGCCGCCCGGCTCGCCGTCGCTCGGCGATACCTACATCATCGGCGCCGCGCCCTCCGGCGACTGGGCGGCCTACGGCAAATATATCGCCAAATGGACGGCGCGGGGCTGGGTCTACCGGGCGCCGGTGCAGGGCATGGTGTTCTGGGTCGCCGACGTGCAGACCTTCTATCACTACGACGCCTCGGACGTCTGGACGCAGGGCCTGCCGGTTTCCGGCATCGCCGACGGCTCGATCTCGCCGATCAAGCTGCAGAAGCCGCTGGGGCTGCTGGCCGTGGAGGACGAACGCGCCGCGCCGCCAGTCAGCGTGCCGGCGGCCGGAACCGCCTATATCGTCGCCGCTTCCGCGACCGGGGCATTTGCCGGCGAGGACGGCAATGTCGCTTACTCGAACGGCACGTCCTACGACTTCATCGACGCCTTCGAGGGCGCGGCCGTCTACAACAGGGATGCCGGCGAGATCTATGCCTACCGCTCCGGCGCATGGGAGCAGCTGGTGGCGCAGACGGTGCTGCAGGCGTTCAAATATATCAACACGGTCAACAGCTCCGCCGACCTCAACACCTCCGGCATCACCGCGATCAGCTCGCTGACCATGCCCTCCGTCGTCGGCGGCAAATGGCGCATTCATGTTCTCGCCTACAGCCTCCGCGCGCGGTCCGACAATGACGGCCGGACGGCCGATTTCGGGTTCTATCTCGACGCCGAATCGAGCTTCCGCGAAGTGATCGTGAACAACGGCGGTCTTTCGTCTTTGGTAAATACATTTGCAACCGGTGGCGGCCTGTTCTTCTACATCGACTGTCCCGACGCAGCCGACCACACGATCCGCTTTGGCGGCAAGATGGACAACGGCTACACCTCCAACAACTCCGAGGACTGGGACATCGAGTGGACGGCCGAACTGCTGGTGCCGACGGCGTGACGGGAGTGATCGACCATGGCCTATGAAACCCTTCTCGACACCTATGGAAGCGGCCCGCCCGGAGACATTCCTGACGGCAATTACCGGGCCTATCACCGCGACAGCCTGATCGCCTCGATCGACACGGTCGCCAATTTCCGGCTGAAGGACTGGAACCTGCAGAAGCGGGTGTTCGTCGAGGAACGCGGCGCGGTCTACAGCTACCTGCCGGCGAGCAGCGACGCCGATGACGGCGTTTCGCGGCTGCGCGATGTGAACGACCGGGTTTATGGTTTTGTAAGATTCGGCCGTGAACTTCTGGCGGCCGATCGGACCTATTACGTGGATCCGACGAACGGCTCCGACAGCAATGACGGGCTGTCAAGCGGAGCCGGGGCTTTCGCAACGCCGCAGCATGCGCTCGATGTCGTGCTCGGCACGCTCGATCTCGGCGGCTACGATGTCGACATCCAGCTCGCCGACGACACCTATACCGGCGGAATCGTCATGGCCTCCGCGCAGGTCGGCGCCGGGCTGATATCGATAAAGGGCAACGCCTCGACGCCCGCCAATGTCGACTGGCATGTCACCAACAACAATATCGTCTATCTCTCCGGGGCCGCTGCGCGCCTGCATGTCCAGGACGTGAAGCTGCGGACGACGACGGGTGGCAGTTGCCTTGTCACCTTCGCGCCGGGCGCCTTGTTGACGTTTTCCAATCTCGAATTCGGGGCTTGCGCGGCCAACCATATCTCGGCGACCGGCCTGTCTACGATCCAGTGTACCGGGAACTACACGATCAGCGGCAACGCGAACGTTCATGCGCTGTCCACCAATGCCCGGCTTCTCGTAACCGGCGTGACCGTCACATTGACAGGAACGCCGGCATTCTCGTCGGCCTATGCCTACGCGCAGAGCCTTGGCTACTGCCAGTTGAACGGCTGCACCTTCACCGGCTCGGCGACCGGCACGCGCTATGTCGCCTACACCAATTCCGTGATTCAGACCTTCGGCGGCGGCGCGACATACCTGCCGGGCGACTCTGCCGGCACAACGGGCTCCGGAGGCCAGTATGCGTGATTTCGACCCTCTCGACTGGTACTGGATCGTCGGCGGCGACGAGGCGCAGGCATGGTCCTCGGCGGCAGGCATTTATGTGGCGTCCGACGACGAGACATATGCCGCATGGCTCGCTTCGGGCGGCGCGGCCACCAGGATCGCCAGCGAGGCGGAATTGTCCGTCGTGCTGCATCAGGCCGGACTGGCAGTGCCGGACCCGCTGACGATCCCGCTGAACCGTTTCCAGTTCGACGCGATGCTGCGCATTCTGGGCCTCACCGATGCGGCGATCGAGGCTGCGATCGATACCGCCGTCACGGACCCGACCGAGAACGCGATCGCCAAGGCGCGGTTCTATCGCGCCGAAACCTACAATCGCAGCCATCCGCTGTTCGCCCTGCTGGCGCCGCAGGTCGGATTGACCGGCGCGCAAATCGACGCGGCCTGGGCGACGGCCGTGGCGATTCGGTGACGAAGATCATGAGAAAAAGAACGCCCTAATCCGGGCGGCCGGAGCGTGGGCACGCTCCGAGCGACGGGACATTGTTGGCACTCCGACCCGTCAGACGCGTCCTTGGATAACGTCTCACCCGGCTCGCTTTCGCAAGCGCCGGCAGGGTGGCAGATATCGTGGATGCAAGACACAG